TAATTACGAAAGCTGTTTCAAAAGTTGGTAATGATTATTATACTGTTTATGCAGAAATAGGATGTCTTTATAACCCATTGAACAATGGAAAAGCTATTAAGACAGGAAACATTGAGATAGATGGAAAGAAAAAACGTATGAATATTTATGATAATGGTTCATACTATGGTATTGAAATTAGAGAAGATGATGAAAGTAACTAAATCTTTTGAATGGTCATAGCTTTCATCTACGGTGGCTAGTTTTTTCCAAATAAATTCCGACTAGCCACTTTTTTTTTGATTATGTCTATAATAGAACTAAAAAATAAAAAAATAATTAAAACTAATAATCAAATCGGGAAACCCCAATATGGTATAGTGACTATTCCTATTGATTTTCAAGACAAACTTTTACTTGAAAAAGAGATATCGTTAGTCAAATCTAAGTTAACAACAAAAGCGAAAACTAATTCAGATCAGACTAATGAATTAAGGAGAGTTTCTAATATGTGGAGAATAGATGCAAATACTTTTATTGGGAAATACTTTAAAGATATTGCGATTGAATGTAATAATGTATTTAATTATAAAATATCTCAAATACAAGATTTACAATACCTTGAATATGAAAAAGATGATTTTTACGGTTGGCATTATGACATCGACAACAACATTGCTTCAACAAGAAAAATATCTATTTCTGTCTTATTGAATGACGATTATGAAGGTGGTGATTTAAAAATAAACGTTAACGGGGAAGTTAACAGTACAAAAGAAATACTCAATATCAAAGAAAAAGGTGGTGCAGTAGCAATTTGCTTTCCAAGTTTTATGATACATCAAGTAGAAAAAGTAACTGGTGGTAAAAGATGTTGCATAGTCGGATGGGTCGGAGGAGAAAGCTGGAAATGAATTATAATGAAAAATACCAACAACTGGGTCAAGAAGAAATAAAATTAAGAGTCGATAAAGTAAAAAAACAATATCTGGATTCTTTGTCAGAAAGTGTAAAACAAGTTATGGATTTAATATTAAAAGAGAAGAATTTTGATGAATCTGATGCGAGTTTGGTTCTCGATCATCTTAAACGTATAGTCACAATTATAAATACTGAACCATTGATTGATAATGGTATTATTAATGACAAAATAGTCGATTTAATAAAAAAATCAGAAAAAAATGATAAAACGACTTGATAATTATACTAAGAGTATATATATTTATTATTATATAAACATAAGAGGTTAACAATGATATGGACGGAATAGATATTATTTTGACAGTATTTTTTATCTTAGGTGTATTTATTTTGCTTGGAATATTTGCA